CAGCTATGCATCATGATTTAGGTAAAGTTGGTGATATGGATAAAGATTATTATGTTCCACAAGAATCAGAATGGCATCGTAAGAATCAAGGTTCTATTTTTACACATAATGGTAAGTTACAATATATGACTGTTACTGATAGAGCAATATTTTTACTTAATCAGTTTAGTATTAAGATGAGTGAAAATGAATATATTGGTTTAAGATTAACTGATGGTTTGTATGAAGAGGCTAATAAATCTTATTATGTGTCATATAATAAAGATTATGCACTTAAATCTAATATAGCGTATATATTACATCAAGCAGATAGTATGGCCACCCATATTGAAAATGATGAATGGAAACGTGCAGAACAACAAGAAGAAATTAGAGTTCAAGGTAATGTAGAGAATATTAAAAAAGCAGTAACAATGGATGAAACTTCTGAACAACTTACTCAAAAATCAAAAGATTTATTTAACGAATTATTTGGAGATAAATGATGTTAGTAGAAATATTATTAGGAATTTTTATAGTAACGTTTTTAGTTGGTTGTTATGTAGTTTGGAACTTAATGAAAAAAGCTGAATTATTAGAAGATTGGGTTGAAGTTTTTACACGGAGAATACAACGAGTTCAAGATGATTTAGCAGTAATAGATTCTAAAGGTCATTTTGAAGCTGATGATGAAATAGGTGTAATATTCGATCAAATAAAAAATACAGTTAGTCAATTGGAAAATTTAAAAGGAGAAAATGTAGATGCCTCGTAAAAAGAAAAAAAATAGTAGAATGTATTTTACACAGGATACAGAAAATGCTATCATTAGATATAATGATAGTGATGATGTAGTTTTGAGAAATAAAATTTATAGTGAACATATTGCACATCCATTTGATAAATTAGCAGAAAATATAATTCACACATTTAAGTTTTATTATTTTGATGTTTCAAGTGAGGATGTAAAACACGAAGTGGTATCTTTTCTTGTAATGAATATGCATAAATTTAAAGAAGGTAAGGGTAAAGCATTTTCTTATTTTAGTATTGTTGCAAAAAATTATTTGATACTTCATAATAATAACAATTATAAAAAAATGAAGAGTCATGATAAAATAGAGAAGTTAGATTTTGTTAGAAATATAAGTAGTGAAAAAGATTTAAAGGAAACTAAAGAATTTAATGTAGAATTTGTAAGTCAGATGTTAGATTATTGGGATAATAATATTACTAATGTTTTTAGACGACAAAAAGATATTTTGGTAGCCGACGCTGTTTTAGAATTGTTTAGAAAAAAACAATTTATAGAAAATTTTAATAAAAAGGCGTTATATATAATGATTCGAGAAATGACTGGTTCTAATACTCAACATATTACACGAGTTATAAATCAAATGAAAAAATATTATTTTAATATGTACAAAGAATTTACTACTGATGGTAGTATAGACACTTCAAATACAGGCTCTATTTTTTAAAATAAAAAAGGGGAACATTAAGTTCCCCTTTCCCATTTTGATAGGGTAGGTATCCTACCAAACATTCCGTTACCTACTTACGGAATAAACCCACTAACACCAATAAAGCGACGAGTCCAGCGAAACCAGATTCGCCGAATTTATCTATGATAGATGTCAGGTTACCTATAACATTCATTCCAAAAATACCGCTACCGAATAGGACTTCGCCAACGGCACCGATGGCTACAAAAGACATCATTAGATGAACTAAATCATCAATATATCCTTTGACTGTTGTTATGACTTCCTTCATGGTTGTCTCCCGTTAGTTATGTAAATAGTTGTTAGGTGATTACCCACACAACCTTACATTAATAATTATCTGTACAGCGTAGAAAAATACGCCAGTATATATTTATATACTACCATTTTTAAGTTATATAATATTTATAGTTGAATAAAACTATCAAATTTAAGGTGAAACTATGAGTATAGATTATGAAATTTTTGAAGGAAAAACTCTTTCTTCACTTCTAAAAGACGTTTATGAAAATACAATATACAATAGAAAACAATTAGATATTCTTACAAAAGAATTAGTACAGTTTATCAAAGATGGTAATACAGCTGTGCAGATTGTTCCTATGATAAAAGAGTATTTAGAAATTAATGTGAAGAATGATGATCAACTTGTAAAAATGGCAGGAATAGTACAAAGATTAATTGCGGCTGAACAAAAAGGTGGCAGTGAAGATGAGTATGGGTTGTCAGATAAAGAAAAACAACAATTACTTTCAGGTATAGAAGAAACTGTAATGGATATACAAAAAGAATCAGATAAGATTCATGAAAAAATACAATTTAATCAGGAAAATAAGTAATGCCTTTATTAAAAATAGCTGAAGTTAAAGCTTATGTACAACGTGCAATTACTGCGGCGTTCTCCAAAGTTGATTTTTCAGAAGAAACATTTGAAGTTGATAGATGTTATATAAATAAAGATGATATTCCTAATAGAGATTTTAAAATGTATGGTGCAATTGAAGGTACATTTGTAAAGAGTAAACATAAATCAATTTTACCAAAGGGTGAGGGAGCAATTAGACCTTTTGATTCAAATGTTAGAAGATATCCTGTACGCGGTGAATTAGTTACTGTAAAAGAAATTAATGGTAGACATTATTATAGTACAACAGTTAATGTAAAAGGTTCACCAAATGAAAATACAGCTAAAGGTGCGAGTTCGATTGGTAGTAATGTAGAAACAGTTCAAGAGAAAATGGGAGATACATTTGAACGTAATATTGATATAAAACCTGTCAGTTGTTGTGAGGGTGAAATAGTTTATGAAGGTAGATTTGGTAATTCAATTAAACTTGGGTTAAACCATAAAAATAATTCGCCAAATATTAAATTAAGAGCAGGACAAGGTGAAACAAGTGAATTACCATTGGAGCCTGTGAATGAAAACATAGAAACAGATAGTTCTTCTATTTATTTAACAACAGATGAAAGTGTTGAATTTGATGGAGAATCAGTAACAGGTAAAAAAATACTAATAAAATCTGACGGTATATTTATTAAAGGAAGTGGTGAAAATGGTGAAGTTAGAATTATTAGAGATCAATCTATTAATTTAAATTCTGATCAAATAAAAATAGGTAATGGTGCTAATCAACCCGTAGTAAGGGGTGATGATTTAAAATCATTTTTAAATGACTTTTTAACGGACTTGGATATAACCTTTACAAATGCTATGGCAGCTATCACACCAGCTGGAGTAATTGTTACAGGTGGTGGGCCAGCCGTGGTTCCTTTTAAAGCCGGTATACTTGCTTTACAAACAAAATTAGCTAATAATACAATGTTAAGTAATAAAGTAAAAACAACATAGGAGTTATTATGACAAAAAAAGAGTTAATGAAAATAATACAAGAAGTAGTCCGTAAGGAAGTAAAAAAAGAAGTGCAAAAGATATTTATAAAAGAAGAAACTTCACCTTTACTTCAAGACGCGGTAGTAAAAAAACCAAAACCTAAAAAAGAAGAAATTAGTTATTCATCTAATAAGACTTTAAATAAAGTTTTAAATGAAACAGTTGGACTTTCAAAAACAGATAAACAATTAGAAGAATATCCAACAATGAGTGGTGAAGCATTTGATTCAAGTCGTATGACTGAACTTCTTGGATATGGAAAACCAGAAGAGGTTAGAAGAGATATGGTAGCAGTAGATACTTTACAAAAAGCGGGTAAGTCTGTAGGTGAAGTTCCTGAACATATAACAAATGCTTTAACAAGAGATTATTCTGGTTTAATGAAAGCCATGGATAAAAAAGGAAAATAAATGTCCGCATTAGAAACTGATTTAAATCCTAATACTTATATTGGTTTATCTTTTCCTATAAGACGAGATAGATTTAATGACTTTGCAATGACAAAGACTTCATTACAACAGGCTAAACATAATTTAAAAAATTTACTATTGACATTTCCAGGTGAAAGAGTAGGACAACCTGAATTTGGTAGTAGATTAAGAGCATTATGTTTTGAACAAATAGATGATGAATTACCAGTTAAACTTGAAGAAGAAGTAAAACAGGCAGTTTCAATTTGGTTACCGTATATTAATATACAAGAAGTTAATACATTAACTGAAGAACAAGATCAAAATAAAATTCATGTGGAAATAAAATTTTCTACTACATTGAATCCACAAACACAAGAAGCAATAACAGTAGATGCAAGCTATACAGCAGAGCGAGTTTAGGAGTAATTAAATGGCCCGAACAAGTATAAAAAAGAATGTAGTTAAACAAGTAAATTATCTTAATAAAGATTTTAGTGATTTTAGAGATAATCTTATAGAGTTCGCTAAAGTATATTTCCCAAATACATATAATGATTTTAATGAGGCATCACCTGGAATGATGTTCATAGAAATGGCAGCATATGTTGGTGATGTACTTTCTTATTATATTGATTCACAATTTAGAGAATCGTTACTTGCATACGCGGAAGAAAAACGAAACGTTTATAACATAGCTCAGTCATTTGGATACAAGCCAAATGTTACGGCACCATCAAATGTTGTGTTAGATGTATTTCAAACTATTCCAGCATTGAATGAGAAACCTGATGAAAGATATGCATTAACTGTTAATGCGGGAGTACAAGTTAAATCAACAAGTACTGGTACAACGTTTAGAACATTAGAAGATTGTAACTTTAAATTTTCAAGTTCCTATGACCCACGTGAAATTACAATATTCGAAAGTGATTCAGGAGCTCCTACAAAGTTTTTATTGAAAAAGAAAGTTAAAGCTGAGAGTGGGAATATAACTACAGAAACTTTTACATTTGGTACAGCAGAAAAATATAGTCAAATTAAATTATCAAATCCTAAAGTTATAGAGATAATATCTGTAACTGATAGTGACGGTAATGCATGGCATGAAGTTGATTCGTTGGCTAGAGATACAGTTTTTGTTGACATGGAAAATAATTCTACTAATGACCCTACATCAGTAACTAATAAAGATACTGCACCTTATATTTTAAAATTAAATAAAACATCACGAAGATTTACAAGTTATATTGATCAAAATGATTCAACAGTTCTTAGATTTGGAGCAGGAATATCTGAGAACGCAGATGAAGAAATAATTCCGAATCCAGATATGGTTGGGTCAACCTTACCTGGTAGTCCTACTTATTTAACAACAGCTTTTGATCCAAGTAACTTTTTAAAAACTAAAACTTTTGGATTAGCACCAGCTGCTACAACTCTTAGTGTAAGATATGCTTACGGTGGTGGTATAGATGATAATGTAAATGCTAATGATATTACGGATATATCAAACATCACATATACAATACAAGATAGTTTGTTAACAACATCATTAGTTCAAGATGCAAAAGATTCAGTATCATTTACTAATCCAAAACCAGCTACAGGTGGGTCAGCGGGTGAATCAATTAGAGAAGTTAGAGAAAACGCATTGGCATTTTTTCAAGCTCAAAGTAGAGCTGTAACAAAAGAAGATTATATTGTAAGAGCATATTCATTACCACCCAAATATGGTAATATAGCTAAAACTCATTTAGTACAAGATGACCAATTAAATAAGTCTATAGGTACTGATGAATTAGAAAGAAAAGTAACTCAAGAAGATGTTGATAATCAAAGAACAATAAAATCATTACAAGTTAGAACACCTAATCCGTTAGCAATGAATATGTATTCTTTAGGATATGATTCAAATAAAAAGTTAACACCATTAAATCAAACGGTTAAAGAAAATTTAAAAACTTATTTATCACAATTCAGATTAGTTACAGATGCTGTTAATATTAAAGATGCTTATATAATTAACATTGCAGTTAATTTTGCTATCTTAACAAAAGCAGGTTTTAATAAAAATGATGTACTTTTAAGATGCGTAGCCTCAGTTAAAGATTTTTTCGATGTTGATAGATGGCAAATAGGTCAACCAATTATTATGTCTGATATAGCTTATGAATTATCTTTAGTAGATGGTGTAGCATCAGTTGTAGCTCCTACAGATAATAATCCTGAAAAATTACCTGTTGTTATTGAAAACAGATATAAACCTGGAGAAGGATATTCTGGTAACTACTATGATATAAGAAGTAGTTTAATTGACGGTGTTTTATATCCAGCTTTAGACCCAAGTATTTTTGAAGTTAAATACCCCAACGCCGATATTAAAGGTAAAGTTGTTGGTGATAGTTTGGGTATAACGGAGTAAGTAAATGCATTATTTTTTATTTCCAGAAAAAGACACAACTCTTTTCGAAGCCAGTTCCAGTTTGAACGCGGGTTTAGATGAAGTATTAGAAATTAGAAAAAACGTTAGTGAGACTGGAGCAACTGTAGACGTTTCTCGAATTTTAATGAAATTTGATTTAACGTATATTTCAGAATCAATTGTAAATAATAGAATAACAAATCCTAAATATTTTTTAAATTTGTATGACGCTAATCCAAAAGCATTGGCAACATCACAAAGTTTATATGCATATCCAGTTAGTGGTTCTTGGGATATGGGTACAGGTCGTTCATACGATAATCCACAAACAGCTGATGGGGCGAGTTGGAAATATAGATATGGTGATAGTAATGGTACAACATGGTCTTCAACTGTAAGCTCTTCAGGTGGAGTTTGGTGGAGTGGAAGTGGATTTGAAGCCTCACATTCTTATGACCATAATACTAAAGATATGAGAATGAATGTTACATTACTTGTAAATCAATGGTTAAGTGGTTCAATTGTAAATGATGGTTTTATGATTAAACGAAGTGGTAGTATAGGAAATGCTGATCCTTCAGCTTCAGAAGGTAGTACAGCTCGATTAGGTAGTTTTGCATTCTTTTCATCTAACACTAATACAATATATCCACCTACATTAGAAGTTGTTTGGGATGATTCTAAATGGTCAACAGGATCATTATCAGCATTAACAGGTTCTGCTTTAGAAGATATGACAATTTATATGAAAGGATTAAGACCTGAATATAAAGAGAAATCTAAAGCAAGATTTAGACTTGTAGGTAGAGAAAGATTTCCAGCTAAAACATATTCAACAACACCCTCTAATTTAAATGTAAAATATTTACCAAGTACTTCATCATTTTATTCTATAGTTGATGCTGAAACTAATGATGTTATAGTTCCATATGGAACTGGTTCAAAACTAAGTTGTGATTCAACTGGTAATTATTTTAACTTGTGGTTAGACGGATATCAACCTGAAAGATATTATTCTATACAGTATAGAGTTGTAAGTGGTAGTGGAACAGTTGAAGAACTTGACCAATATTTTGATGAGGGATTTACGTTCAAGGTATCGCTGTAATGCCTTACACAAAACCAGAATTAGAAACCATAGATTTTTATCAGTCTTTTGTAAAAGGTCTTCGAACTAAATATTTAAAAGAATTAAAAGAATACGCTGAAACTGGGTTTAGACAAAATGGAGTTCTTTATTCTTTTGAAGATATAATATCTACAGCTGGTATAGAAGATGCTCAATTAAGCAATAATATGAACTCGTTGTATAATACTTACTTGACTGTAGAACAACAAGAGTCAGTAAAAACATTAAATAATTATTTTTATCCAAGATATATAAAAACTAAAACATTAGAAAAAGTAGTAGATAGAAGTATTTCAGAATTAGCTGAATCAAAGTTTGCTGAAAAGTTACCAGATGATATAGAGAATGGTGATGTAGTTACAAATGAAGATGCAAAAGATTTTAGGAGATGGCTTATAGACACTAATCAAAAAAGAATATTTCCAGATTTGGCAACATATTATGGTAGAGGATATGCATTAGGAGGATTGAAGACTCTCAATAAAACTGTATTAGAGACTATCCCTGATGGAGAACCTGTAGAATAATGAGTAGATTAAATGAAAAAGATTTAGAACTTTTACATACGGGTCAAACAATAGATTTGGCTTCAGCTCAAGATGCTTATTTGGGTGGTGAATTTACTACTAACTCAAATGATTATATTCAAGTTTTAATTTATGATACAAATAATAATTTTATAGAAAGTGGTATCGCTGACCCAAGTGATTATTCATATGATAATGATATCGGAGTAAAATTAAATACAGGTACTATTCTTAGAAAAATGGGTTATGATAGAGGTAGGTATGTTGTAAAATATAATTTTTTAAGAAAAGCTGCAGGTTCATACGAAACAATATTAGTTGATTCTCAAGGTAATAGATGGTTTGGTGATTATCATACAATGCCAGGTGGTACTATTATGACAGGACGAGCACATTCAGATACATCTAAAGTTTTATTTTTAAAAGAGTATAAATATTTTATACATGAAATATCACCGTCAAGAAAAGAAGTACGATTAGCACCACAACCTATAGAAGATGATAGATATTTAAATGATTTTTATTATGCACAAAAACAAGTTAAAAAAATAACATTACCTAATTTATTAAGTTTTTCCGCAGATTCAGATGCATTGAAACCTGATAGTACTACATTACAGG